AAACAACCTGGTGCCAACGTTAAACCATACAAATACTACTAAATGCCACGTAAAAAATCAGCAGCAACTCTGTCTACTAAGCAGATGAAACGGACTAAGCCTATAAACACAGAACTATTAAAGAATATAGAACCTCTTACTCCTAACCAGGAAGTTCTTTGGGATGCTTATGCACAAGGTAGTAACGTTGTAGCATATGGGGTTGCTGGTACGGGTAAGACATTTTGTATACTATACAACGCAATGAAGGAGGTCTTGAATGAAGACACTCCTTACGAAAAGATTTACATCGTCAGGTCATTGGTACCCACCAGAGAGATAGGGTTCCTACCTGGCACACACGAGGACAAGTCTTGGCTTTATCAAGTTCCGTATCGGAATATGGTTAAGCATATGTTCTCGATGTATACTGATAAGGAATTCGATTCCCTGTATGAAGACCTCCAACGACAAGAAACTATTAGCTTCTGGTCTACTTCTTTTCTTAGGGGTACGACTCTTGATAATGCTATTATTATAGTGGATGAATTCGAGAACTTGAATTTTCACGAATTAGATAGTATAATAACCAGAGTTGGTGAGAACAGCAAAATCTTTTTTGCTGGTGACGCTAGCCAGTCTGACCTACAGAAGGTCACAGAACGCTCTGGCATTCTAGATTTTATGCAGATCCTTAATGGTATGCCTGAATTCACTAAAGTTGAGTTCACCCTTGAGGATATTGTGAGGTCTGGTCTTGTTAGATCGTATCTGGTCTCCAAGATCAACCAAGGTTACAATGAAAAGATTTGATCACTCTCAATTAATTGATTCAGTTAGTTTAAAGAGGCAGATGGTGGAAGGCAAACGCCTTTACGCTGTAGAAGGAGACCATTATCCTTCAGTCACTACGGTTCTTTCTAACACCAAGAAAAAGAAAGCAATCATTAATAACTGGAGGAAAAAAGTTGGTAAGGAGGAAGCAGATCGTATCACTAAGCGATCTACTACCAGAGGTACCAACTTTCACGCTATTTGTGAAGACTATATTCTAAACAGACTTGATCTGGAGAAACATAAAGATTCTCCTCTACCTGTTCAGATGTTTCGCACTTCACAAAGTGTTATAGATAGAATAGATAGTCCCCGACTCGTAGAGTCGATGCTATGGTCTGATAAACTAAGGCTTGCAGGACAGGTTGACATTATTGCTGAACTCGATGGAGATTTATCTGTCATTGATTTCAAAACATCTAAGTCACCTAAGAGACAGAACATTCTGGATGGATACTTCACTCAGATGTGTGCCTACGGTTATATGTTTTACGAGAGATATAACATAGAGGTAAAACAGTTTGCTGTTATTGTTGCTTGTGAGGATGGTGAGTGTCAGTTGGTTAAGACTACTGATAAGCATACACATTTCCTTAGATTACAGGATGCTATTAATGAATATGAGATGACAAATGCCATCCACTCCTGATGAAATTGAATCTAAATTTATGACTGCTACAAAATTTGCAGGTGAGATTGAGAAGCTTGTCTCTGATAATTCTGATATGAATTATATTGATGCTGTGGTACACTTTTGTGAGACTAATGGCATAGAGCTTGAAACTATTTCCAAACTGATTTCCAAACCACTCAAAGAGAAATTAAAATTTGATGCTCAACGCTTGAATTTTATTAAGAAAACTTCCCGTGCTAAACTAGTATTCTAATGAGCTTTAGAGATTCAGAATTTGTACAGAACGAGATCAAGATTATCAATGCCTTACAAGATCGTCTTGCTCAGATGACTATGGCGTTTCCTCAACTCAGTCCAGAGGAACGTGATGAATACGTACAGATTGTTGAAGATTTATTAAAAAAGCAGAGAATTCTTTGGGCACGAGTAGAATTGTGTCAGGCAGATGATCCTGTAGCAAAAACAATGGCCAACGATGTTCGTAAGGTTATGGATGCTGTAGGAATTCCTAAGACAGTCAGTGTTTCTGAGGTATTCAATAACATTGACCAAATGATTGAAGCATTGAAGAAAACCATTGAAGCAGTTGAATAATAGTGTGTGTCCTGTATGTGATGCACGTTGGTTTAACGGACAATTATATTGGTCAACAGGTAAGCAAGGATGTCCCCACGACCTTGCTGGTCTAGTGTGTAATGATATCAATGACACTAGATGTATTAATCCTTGCAAAGGTAGTACAAGTGGGCAGACGTGGGAAATCCGTACCAAAATACTTGACAACCTCTCAGACATTTGATATAATTATACGTGAGCACACCGCTTAGGCACCGTGTTCAACGTAACAACACCGAGAGGTATCATTATGTGGGACAATCCTACTATAAAAGAAGCCCTACTTATTGTAGGCAGAACCGAGATTCCAGGCTTTAATGGCGATGGAATTATCAGTCTAAAAGATTTACAGAGTACCCCTCCAATCCAGATTGGTGGGGAATTTCAGTATGTACAGGCATTGGATCTATCAGAGGTTGATGAAGACGATCCGATGTGGTTGAACGATGGCATCCGTGAGGAGGGTAACACCGAGGATCGGATTGAACAGTTCGAGAATGCCTTTGAAGTCAAAGGTTTCAAGACAACTTACGTCCCTCCCATTATGGGTACCGATGGTAAACCACGGGACGGTAGAGGCAGGATCATCGCTGCCAAACGAAGGGGTGAGTCATTCATCCCCACGTATGTGTATGCATACGACCACGACACGGAGATGCAGCGAATCTCCAATGGGTTGAAACCCAATATGGATCACGATCCATCCTTCTCTGCTAACAGAGAGTCCATCATCAAAGCTGGACTCCATCTGATTAAGATAGGGGAACTCGAACTCGCTGAAGTTCCAGTCCGTCACTGGTTGCAACACATCTTGAAAGTACAAGAGACTTTCAACGCACGCAACATCACTATCATCGTCAACGCTATACTAAAGCGTGGTGTAGGTGGTGGTGAAGCACTGGTACGTATCCAAGACCGTAAGAAGTGGGAGAAGTGGGTACTAAAGAACCTAGGGTTCAAGGTAGACAACAAGCAAGTCTTCCTACTTGCTGCAGACAATGACACCTATGCATATCGTGCTTGGTGTCAGCACATACTACCTGCTATTGCGGAGAATGAATCCCCAATTAAGATAGTACTGTACACCAACTGCCACCTTCCTGAGGCTGCACGGAAGAATGTTAAGAAATTTGCTACAAATTTGCAATTCTTCAGGGATGCATCCTATACTATGGTTGGTGAAGACTACGGTCTTCCTATGAAACCTAGGACTAGTCCATACGAACTCTTAGGTGCAGTACCACAGATCATCGCTGAACATAACATCGATGGTTGGAAACTGATCGATATAGATCAGTACTAAATACTAGGGGGTAAGGGCAAGACCGAACCGATGAATTCTTTAGGCAGTGCGTGCTCGTAAGTCCTACTGATGGCTGGGTGTTCTGAACACAAATAAGTCCCCCCGATGGTACAATGGGTCTCCAGTAAGGAGAATAGGTACCCCCCCTTTCAAACCAAATCCAATTAAATCCGAGGCAATCTAATGTCATTTGCATCTTTAAAGAAGCGTTCAAGTGCTTCACTTCAAACGCTTGTACAAGAAGCAGAAAAATTAAATAAGCAAGGTCCAGCAGCAGACGAACGCATCTGGAAACCAGAACTAGATAAGTCTGGTAATGGTTACGCAGTCATTCGTTTCTTACCTGCACCTGATAAAGAAGACCTACCGTGGGCAAAGGTATACTCCCACGCATTTCAAGGTCCAGGAGGATGGTACATCGAGAACTCCTTGACCACGATCAACAAGAAAGATCCAGTTGGCGAAGTTAATCGTCAGTTATGGAACTCTGGCATCGATGCAGACAAAGAGACTGCACGTAAGCAGAAGCGTAAGCTTTCTTACTACAGTAACATCTATGTCGTACGTGATCCAGCACATCCTGAGAACGAGGGTAAAGTATTCCTCTACAAATTCGGTAAGAAGATCTATGATAAGATCACTGCAGCAATGCAGCCTGAGTTTGAGGATGAAACTCCTATCAATCCTTTCGATCTATGGGAAGGTGCTAACTTCAAGTTAAAAATTTGTAAGGTAGCAGGATTCTGGAACTATGATAAGTCTGAGTTTGATTCTCCTAGTGCTCTCGCTTCAGATGATGCTGAACTTGAAGCAGTCTGGAAGAAAGAATATAGTCTAGCAGCATTCACTGCTGAAGACCAGTTCAAAACCTACGAGGAACTACAGACACGACTAAACCTCGTGCTTGGTTTAAACAAACGTCCTACTGTAACACAGGTAGATGACGAAGAGTATGAACCTGCTGTTGGTGATCCTCTACCTGAGGTTGCTACACTTAAGAAAGATGATGACGATCAACTGTCTTACTTCGCTAGACTAGCTGAAGAAGAGTAAATCGCATTACATATTACAAGATACCCCGAAAAAAATTCGGGGTATTTTTTTGCCCTTTAGTTTTTTTATACTGCTGATCTCTTAAGGTATCCGCTTACGTAGTCTGAAGATTTCTTGTATGGTAGTTGCTTCTTCATCTCATCTACAAACTGCATTAAGTACCTGTCTTTTAAAATATAAATCGTTCTCTTAGCATCATTCTTTTCAGTCTCGTACTGGTGGTAGGTTACTTGTCTAACGATAGAGTTACCAGACAGAGTGACTATGGATCCATCTGGATCTCTGTATCTGAAACTATCTCTCACTAATTTCTCCCACCCTGCAGTCTGTGTACCAGCACCACCTTGTCCGTCACCTGATTGACGACTGCCTTTGTATCTAAAATGGTTACCGTCTTCATCCACCCAAGTTTGATCCTCTACTGCTTCTGCAGGGAACTTGTCGTTGATGTCATCGAATTCGATGTAGTAGGGTGCTTTATAGAATCCCTCATCAACTATCTGATCCTTAGGTAGTACCACATCACCTGCACTATTCTTTACTTCATTGGTGAGGTAGTATTTAATAGCGTATGGTTGATCATACTTCTTATCAATGTAGTCCTGCAGTACAGGAGTAGGCATTGGCCAATCAAAGTATGGATTGATTATATTATTACAGAGTAGTACGATCCAGTCTAATCCTGAGTCACCATAGAGTTGTTGTGACACTAGGTCTGGACGGTCTGAATCTTTAATAGTATATTTTTTAAAGTATACTGCAGTATCAAATGCTGTATTTGATATAGTAAACTTCCTAAAGATATTTTTCGCAGTAATATACTGCTGTTCCGACCAAGGAAATTTAATAGGTCGCTCAGCTAGTGAGACGTTAGGTAGATACTTGAAATACATTAGTAATACTGAGCACCAGAGTTGAACGAGTTTCCAAAGTCGTCGGAAAGTATAGTCTTGAGTTCGAGGAAGTCAAGGGTTAATGCTACTGCTGTAGGTGCACCGTCTTCCAAGGTAGAGTAAGAACCGTTTGCAGTATAGTTTACGTTAATACTTCTTAGAGCACACGCTTTCATCTTATTCAACCAGTGGTTTGATTTACTACCAGTCTTATATTCTATTTTAAATACGTGTGGTACGTCTAAGAACCATCCACTCTTATTTAATTCGGGTGCAGATGCTTTCTTAAACTGCCAGATTATTTCTTTAATTATTCTAGACTCTCTTTCGTTACGTGGAACCAGAACCCAGTTGAATCTGAACTCTCTTACTCCTGGTTCACTAAACATTACTTCGATGTTAGGGTTGAGTACTTGACCTACAACACCTCCCATTGCTACGTTTCCATCCAGTCCTGCTATCTGACCTCCTTGCTTTACAGCAATGGCAGTAACTAGATCCTTCATCTGTCCAGGTGCAGGTGTTAATGCTCTCTTAGCAAGTCTTCCTGCGTCACCTAGTGAGTTAACATCAGCAGCACCATCTAGTACAGTAGCTGCTGCTCTTAGTCCTGCTCTCTGTGCAGGAGTGAATGAGTTTGCAGACCACGAACGTGTGTGCTGATCACCAACATCCTCTGGCATATAGAGGACCATTTTTTTGTATTGGGTACCTTCTATGTCAGTACCACCACCTAATCCTGTTACATCATACCCTGAGAAGATTCCACCATAGTTATTGTCTAAACACTGAGAACCTTGGAAAGGTGGCTTGTATTTGTAGACAGTGAACATCATATAATCATCAGCAGTCTCCACTTTGTCTAGTGGAAATCTTAGTGATGCATTACTGCTCCTTAGATTGTCTGCAAGATTGGAGAGGAATCCCATTATACCTTACGTTTTGTTCTGAATCTAAACTTCGCTAACTCATCATACTTTACCCAAACTTTTTTAGAACTAACTGGTACCTCTTGTGTCCCATTGAAGTGAACGAATCTTTCTATTGGAAGATACATTGCAGAGTCCCAGTCCTTCTCATCAATTTGTATATAAAGACGATTGACTACATCATTACGCTTGTATTTATGGATGCATTTTCTAGGTACATCTATCTTGTTAGTAGTTAGTGCACTAATTGTCTTCAATCTCTTCTTTGGTGTAACATAATGTAGGTTAGCAGCGTAGAAATAATCAGGTTTTACTTGGAGTACCAGTGCTACAGGTAGTCGATCATAGTATGGTAGTTTATCTTTGGTTGCCTTAGCATCGTATTCAAATAATATTATTTGTCCTAGACCAGGAGTATATCTGACACCATTACCTGCTTGCTTCTCTCTTGTTACGATCTCTTCTTTAGTAGTTGATGAGAAAGCTTGACGCATTGCAGTAGGACCAGCTTGTCTCCACCAAGATTCGGTCTTCTCTTCGCCTCCTTGTGCGTCTCTAATTTTATCGAAAACCGATGCCAAGATCTTTCTCCGTAAAGATTAAAAATTCTGCTTGTCTTTTTTTACAAAAACTCTTTGCTGCTTTCCACTTCGCTTGGTTCTTAGCGTAAGTGTTTGCTTCATAGAGGTATTGTTTCTTAGTCTTCTTAGATTTAGTAGGTACTTTCGTTTGTTTCTCAGGTTTAATTTCTACGATGTACTTCTTAAGGTGACCTGCTTTATCTTTGACTTTAATATAGAAGTCGGGGTAGTACTTACTAACTCTACGTGTTAAAGGATTCTTGTATGGTATCCATAGTTCCTCACTTCCCCACTCCAATACGTGTGGAGTACGATCACAATATCTCATAAACTGCAGTTCCCAAGAGGAACGGTAGAATATATTCCTATGGTCACCTCTATACTTATGGATATTCACTGGGATATATACTCCCTGCTTGTACATAAATAAAAACGTATTCCTTTAGCCTATTTAGATGTCGAATCTATATTCTAAGGTCCAGGAAAAACTGGTACGTGGTGGTGGCGTAGCAAAGTCCAACCAGTTCCGTGTAATTTTTCCTGATTTGAATGGTGGAATTTTTGCAAATTTTCCAGTCAATATTGATAGATCTACCTTAGAAGTTCTGTGTAATAATGTATCACTTCCTAGTGTCCAAGCAGCTACGGGTCAGGCAAATGGATACTACACTGGGTCATCGTATAAGTATCCTACGATGAAGATGTACACTGACTTGAGTGTGCAGTTCATATGCGATGCCAATATGACATCGTATAAGGTAATGAATGCTTGGTTCGATAAGATATTTCAAGAGAAAAGTATGTGGAATCAGAAGGAGAATATTCCTGATGAGATGTCTAACATTCCACAGCGTGATAGGAATAGATTTACTAGACTATCGTATCCCGATAGTTATATGAGAACTATTATCATTGATAAGTTTGAAGCTGGTCCTAGATACAATGAGCAGGGTAGAAGTATGAGGTACTTCTTTACTAATGCTTATCCATACTCAATAGATGCAGTACCTTTGGATGCAGGAACAGCAACCCTATTAAATTGCTCAGTCAATTTTTATTATGAGAGGTTTGAAGTACAGTTTGAGGACACGAGAAAAAATTTGAAGAGTAAGAGTAATAGCATTAGCAGTGGAGGACCACCTACTTCTTTGAGTGCTGCCATTGACAATGTTAAGGATGCATTCTCTGATTTCTCTACCGAAATGGGTAATCTATTCTCATAATTCGGGAAAAAAAACTCCGCCAAAATTTTGACCCTTTAGACTTTTTATGAAATATAATATAGATTATGCGATGGAGATGGCCAACGTCAAGGACATCGATGTTCCACGTGATAACTTATTCAACGTACAGTTTGAACCACGTACAGGTAAGGTCAAACTATACTTTATGAATGAGAAAAAGACAGTGCTTCACAAATATTTTGATGATGTTGTGGAGTATCAGAGGCAGGGGAATCCAACTGACTTCTATAATGTCCAGAAGTTTTTAGGTATAGAGGTAGAAAAAAGAGGTGTCTATGTAGATGCTGCTGAAGATGATAACATCTACATCAGCTTGGATAAGGCTGAAATTATTTCATCGATGAGAGTATGTAAGGCAGTGTGTAGTAAGTTTTATCTTACTGAGTCTATGTTATTGAGGACAGTTAATAATATAAACAGAGGTCAGTGGACTAGTCTAGAGTGGGCAATAAAAGATCGTGCTATCTATGGTATCAAGATACCTATGGATCTTAGATCAGGTAAGGAAGTTAAGATCTATTCTATTCCATTCTTTAGAAATAATGGATATGTATTTGATCAACCAACTCTAGACTTCATAGATAAATTGTTTAATGGTGAGTATGAAAAGCATAAAGAACATATTCACGAACAAGTCTACGTTGCAGAAGAACCTGAGACTGGGAGACACGTTTTGTTCTTCCAGAGAAATCAGGTGCTAACCTCCTCGTCTAAATAAAAATACTGAACTGAACATACTATGCCTTTACCAAAAATTGAGGTGCCGACCTATACTACTGAACTTCCCTCCACAGGTCAGACAATTAAGTACCGTCCCTTCTTAGTCAAGGAAGAAAAGGTACTCCTAATGGCAATGGAGTCTGATGATGAGAAACAGATCACTAATGCTGTTGTTAATCTATTAACTAACTGCATTCAAAGTAGAATCAAGGTAAAGACCTTGGCGATGTTTGATCTGGAATTCTTGTTCCTTCAGATCCGTGGTAAGTCTGTGAGTGAGGATCTTTCGTTGAAGGTTACTTGTACTGATGACAATGAGACAGTTGTTGATGTTAGTATCAATCTAGATGACGTGAAGGTAGAAAAACCTGAAGGTGCTAGTGATATTGTCTACATCAATGATCAGATTAGTGTCAAGATGAAGTATCCTCAACTAAATCAGTTTGTTAAAAATAATTTCTCTCAACAAGCACTACAAAATCCTGATGAGGTCTTTGATCTCATTGCTGACTGTGTAGAACAGATCATTGACGGTGATGAAGTACACGAGGCTTGTAACAGTACTAAGAAGGAGCTCCTAGAATTTTTAAATAGTTTAACCTCTAAACAGTTTGAAAATATGCAGAACTTCTTTGTAAGTATGCCTAAACTTAAGCATACAATTAACGTGAAGAACCCTAACACTGGCGTTGATAATGAGTACGTGCTGGAGGGACTAGCGGCTTTTTTCGGGTAGTGATGTCGTATAACAACCTTGAAAATTATTTCAGGACTTGTTTCTCCCTAATGCAACATCACAAATATTCGCTAACTGAATTAGAAAATATGCTCCCTTGGGAGAGGGAAATATATGTGACGCTACTTCTCCAACACCTTGAGGAGGAGAAACTAGCACAACAACAGGCTAAGAGTCAGAGCTAATGCCAACACTCCCATCATCTTTAAAGAATAATCCTCTTGCTGGTAGTTCCAAGAATGGAGCTGGTCAGTCGGTGTATATTGCCAAAGCTTCAGTGGCTGAACAGATGGCTACTAATAGCATCTTAAGAGAGATGCTTAAGATTCAGATTAAGCAACTGAAGGTTGATCAAGACAGATTGAAAGCTGACAAGAAAGCACTAGCTGATGCAAAGTATGCTAACCAAGCAGGTCAGATTAAGAAGCAGCAAACGATGCTTGGTGGGAAGGCTAATGCTTGGGGTAGTGGAGCTGATAAGAAGAAATGGAAATGGCAAGATTTAATACTTCCTGCTGCTGTACTTGGACCTATCATTGCAGATGAGATAGGCAAGGCACTAAGAGGTCTGAACAATCGGATCGGCAGTCAAGTAGACAGAATTGTAAACAATATAAACAATACTTGGCAGAACTGGACCCCATCTATGCCAGGATTTGGGGACTTCAGTCCTCGGCACGCAGCAATGGGCTTCAATGCCTTTGGTAGGGGTGCTCAGTTCCGTCAAGGAATGGGTATGGTTGATGATGTCCCAGCCTTCTGGGGTAATCAGGGACTTAGAGCAAGGAACGCAATAACAGGTGGTGTCAAAGCAGTACAACCTGCATTTGGTGAAGCAACAAGACGAGTTGATCAGTGGGTTGCACCTAAGAGTAGATTAACTAGCAGCATTATGACTCCTGGAAGGAGATTCAATGATGCGAAACGTTGGGTTGGTAGTGGTCTTGATACTGCTAAGTATAATGTCAGGTCATTTAATGCAGGGTTAGGTAGACAGTCAGATGCTGTTACCAGATCGATGTTTGGGAGACCGTTTCCTAATGTTGCAGTTGGTGGTGGTAATCTTGCTGATGAGATTGGTGGTGGGTTTAAACTTGGTAGAAAGATAAGAGATTTTAATGTAATAGATGAGATAGCCAAAGTAATTGCGTCCTTAGGTAAGGCAATTAAAGCATTACCAGGTAATTTCCTTAAAATTATACAGGGAATACCTCAGATGTTAAAGGGTCTTGGACCTGCTCTTAAGGGTTTACCTCAGAATCTTTTCCAAGGGATGAAGGGGATAGTTAGAGGCACAGGTACTGGACTTAAGGGTGCTGCTACTGGACTGAAAGCAACTGGTACATTTGCTAAGAGGATACCTGTATTAGGTTCTCTTATCAGTGCTGGATTCGGTGCAATGGAAGCGAATGATGAAGAGATGGCACGCTTGATGGCAGAAAATAATATGTCAAAAGAGCAGGTGCAAGCTGGTCTCGCAGATGGTAGTTTAAGTAAGGATAAGAATAAGATTATTAGTAGGTCTGCTGGTGCAGGTATAGGTGCAGGTGTTGGTACTGTTGCAGGTGGTGCGTTAGGTAGTTTCCTTGGACCTGTTGGTACTGTCTTTGGTGCTGCTGCTGGTGCTTGGATCGGTGAGAACCTAGGTAAGTTTATGGGTGAGGGTGTTGGTTCAGTCTTCAAGAATTTTGACTGGGGTGAGTGGGCTGCACCTATATTTGGGACTTTCAAAGAGATGACCACAGGTATAATGAACTCATTGAATAGTCTTGCAGAAGCATTTGGTATGAAGGGAGGTAAAGAAGGTGGTGGTGGATTTGTCACTGCACTTAAGAATGTTGGTCGGATTATCGGTATCATTGCTAAAGTTTTGTTAAAAGTTTTGGTGCCTGTTTTGCAAGCTGTGATGAAGGTCATCCAAGGCATAGTTTGGGTGGTATCAGGCATTATCAAGACCGCAGTCAACATTATTAAGGGTATATTTCAAGGTATTAACTGGATCATCGAGAAGATCCCAAGTTGGTTGGGAGGTGATAAAATAAGAGCTGCTCGTGATTCTTTAGGAGACACATTCAGTGGCGATCTCATCGGTAAAATTGATAGTGCTGTTAGCGGCAGCGATTTTTCACTCCCGACCCAGGACAGTTCGGCAGGAGTAGCACCAACTGGCACAGATGCAGGCCAACCCACAGGTATGGGTGAAGGTCAGACTCGTGCTAAGGTGCAGGGTAATCCTATACTCACATCCCGTATGGGTATGAGATGGGGTAAGATGCACAACGGTATTGATATTGGATTTGCTGGCGACAAAGGTGGACAGAAACTATATGCACCTGGAGCTATGACCGTTACCGATGCTAGGACAGTTGGTAAGGGTGATGCAGGGTATGGTAACTCAATCTACTTCACTACAGATGATGGTATTACTCATCTGTTCGCACATATGCAGAGACCAACACCTCTTAACGTAGGACAGTCCTATCCTAAGGGTACATTCATTGGTCGATTAGGTAATACAGGTAGCAGCACTGCACCTCATCTTCATTGGGAGACAGGAACTGTTGAGGCAGACGTTGGACGTGGTGGTCCTTCTCTATTCAGTCCATTAGATAAGTACACTATTAATTCTCCATTCGGAGGAGTAGGTGGTGATGCTGCTAGTGACAGACTCAAGGGTGCTCAGTCTCGTGTTTCTACACCTGCACCAATGGCATCTATTGCTGGAAAACAGACCACAGCTTCCTCGATTAACCTCAGAGCAATGAGTATGTCTGGAGGTGGTGGAGGTGCTGGTGATGCTGCAATTATGGAGGCTGCAGCAGCAATCTATGCTGCATCTCTAAATATGGGTCAGTCTGGTGGCTCAGGTAGCACAGATCCAGGAGTTACAGGTGAAGGTGGTGTTACTATGTTTAACACAAACGGACCTTCTGACGGTGGTATTCTTTAATGGCAGAAACTGATACAACGAATGCGTATGCTTGGAACTTAGTTTCCTGCACACTCATTAACAATCCTCTCAAGCACGCTAATAAGCAGAACTCATACAACCTTACTAATGGGTTGATATCATTCACTTATTATGAAGACCTTGATAGGTTGAATCCTACTGCCACAGCATCGTTTTCAGATATCAAAAATGAAATGCCAGTGACAACTGGTCAGGGGTTCTCAATTGTATTGGGAACTCCTAATCATTATGGTGGTAAGAATGTTAAATCAGAACCCGTAAAGCACGCTTTTCTTATCAATAGAGTTAAGAATACTCAAGCTAGTGATGGTACCAAGATATATTCTGTGGACTTGGTTAGTTTTGCTAACCAAAAGATGTCATCTTATAAGAGTAATAAACAATATACAAATGTTGGTAATGATATAATCAGTAAGGTCTTTAAGGATTCAAAATTAGTAAAGGATTTCGGTGTTGGTTACGTTTATGCAACTAGTACTGCAAGCACAGATAAAGCAAGTAATCCTCTTTACGTTTCTAATACTGGTAAAAGTATTCCAGACATCGTAAAGTATGTTCGTTCCAATTCATTCTCTTCTGCACAGAAGGGTAATGATACTGCAGGGTATATGATTTGGGGGAGTAAGAAGTTAGGTAGTAAGGAAGAAGGAAAGGGTCACGATATATGGATGAAAAGTATTGATGGGTTGCTTGATAGTGGTGGTGACTATGGTGGTACGAAAGCACAGTACACATACTATCAGGGTGTTGCTAAGACAGGATCAATACCAGAACAGTTGATAGCAGCAGATTTTAAGATACAAAATGAAGGTAACCTAACTGAGATGATGAATAAGGGAGTCTTCAGAGCTAATATTAATGTGATCAATGAAGATACTAAAAAGTGTGAGACAAAGGAGTGGAACATTAAGGACTGTTGGGATAAGTGGGGTCACATAGGACAGAATATATCTGAACCAACCTTTGTACAACAAGAATGGGTTGCTGATTTTATGACTGACGAGACTGTCAATAAAACTTTTACTCTTAAGATAAATCATCAAGCGTTTAATACTCACAAGGTAAACGTTAAGAGAGATGTGAAGAAAAAGATGACACCTGAACAGATAGCAGGATTGACAGTACAAGACTGGGATGAGCAAACAATCGTGCAATATAATGCAAGACGTGCTACAATGGCATTAAGTGTTGCTAATATGGTTGTCCCTGGTAATCAGTTCTTGTTTGCAGGGGACAAAGTAAACGTACAACTACGTTCTAGTACTCCTAGTGCATACAGTAGTATAGATAAGGGTGCAGACAAGCAACGTAGTGGAGAGTGGTTGATATTTAAGATTGCTCACACATTTCTTAGACAACCAGACAATAAAGCCTACACTACTATGACATTATGTCGTGATACCATCAACAAAAACTGTTAAAAATGGACACAGAATTCTTAAAACAATTTCCTCCAGAGTTAACTCAAGGTGCCTACACGGTTCTTAAAAAACTAGAGGAGGAGAAGGATGCTACGACGAGATCTAAGTTGTATGGTCAACTTGCTCTCATTTTAGAGCGTTTAAAAGCAGATGCTGACAACTATTCTTCACCTAAAGTAGTGAAAGAAGTAGTCGCAGACGTTGAAGTTACTAACATTTCAGCTAAATAATCTACGGGCGTATTGAATAGACCACTATGGAAACGATTGAGCAGCATATTGCAGCTGACAAGAAGATCCTTGAAAATCCTACAATCTCTCCGCAAATGCGTAGGCATACTAAGGAGGAGTTGCACGATCTAGAGGACTATTATGATCATCACGAAGCAGAGATCAAAGCAGGAGATCATCACGATCCTAACTGCATTGAACTATTTTGTGATCAAAACCCAGACGAGCCTGAGTGCTTGATGTATGACGACTAATGGCAGAAGCACAAACCAATGATCCTAAACAGTTTCTGACTGCAGAACAAGCCGATCTTTTATTCGGTGTATTTCTATCGCAAGTTGAAGATGTTTGCGACCCTACTAGGTCTAATAGGGTTAAGGTTCGTGTGTCTGGATTAGATGGATACGAGGGAGAAGGAGAGGACAGAGTACCCAACCCAACAACGGAGGATTTACCTTGGGCTGGTGTAGCGATGCCTGTCACACACTCTGGAGGTACGTTTACAACTGGATCCAACCATAATATGAAGGTTGGTGATTTCGTTTGGACTAGATTAATAGATGGTAACCCTAGGAAGAGAACTGTATTTGCAGTTGCAGGTCCAGGTGTTGCAGTCAATCCAAATGATACTGAGAAACCTGTTGCAGGACCGATACCACTCACAAGAACTATAGTAGATGACCCTGAGACGGGTAATAGTGTTAACCCTAGAGTTATAGCACAAGATAGTGATGAATCGGGTTCTCAAACATCAGTAGGTGAATTAGGTACTGAACAGCAGAGTGATGTTGCTGGTGGACTATTGCTACCAGCATCACCTGCTAATCCAGGTGGTACCTTTGATACTAGAGTTGCTTCAGCATCACCAGGATGTACCACTACTCCTGCTGGTGACATTGAAAATATATTGGCAGAGTTCTTTGCTACCTTACAACATACCAATGGAAACATTGGAACATATTATATCAGTAAGTTTACAGGAAAACTATTTGAACTACAGTCCATAGCAAAAGGATACATCCAACGAGTCAAATCCATAATGAATGCTGCATTGAGTAGAGCATTCGGTGAGATGATGGCGATGCTTCGTAAAGGAGTTCAAGCATTAATAAAAGCCCTTCTGGCACCTCTTCCAGGTGTACTGACCCCAGTGGTTGATTGGTTTACACAGATGCTAGAACGACTAGGATGTTCTATGATGGATATAGGATCAATGTTAGGTAACTTCATTGAGAATACTATCCTAGGATATGTTGGTAACATAGTTAACTGGAGTGCTTGTCAGATCAAGAGGTTCACTGATGCTCTCTTTGGTCGTACCTTAGGTATGATAGAGGGTGTTATTGACAGTGTATTTGGTGGCATCTCATCAGTTCTTGGTGCTATTGGTGGAGCGATTGACATTATTGGTGGTGGACTTGCTTCTATTATGAAACTCCTAGGTATTTCCTGCGGAGGTAAGAAGAAGTGTCAACCAGTTAAGAAAAAGAGTAGTAAGGTTGGTTCACTTGAAGGACTTAAGAGTGGATTCAATTCATTAGATGAACTACTAGCATCATTAGAGTCAGGAAATCATCTACCTATCACATCTTATTGTGAAGATGCTTTGACAGATCCTGTAGGTGCTACTGAAGTTAATGCTTGGGGACCACAAGTACCTGATGGTGGTAGTGGTGACAGTGGAGAGGGTACTGGAACAGGAATAGATTTTGATGATGTAGTTTCTTCTATCTGTAGTGCTAGGTTCTTTAAGGTTGAAGATACTCCTGAGACAATGGCAGTAATAGAAGGAAGTACAGCAGAGATTAGAATTACTAGGTCAGGTAACTTAGAGACTACTAGTTCGGTTACTTACAGGACATTAGATGGTACTGCTAAAGCCAACATAGATTACTGTCCTGTTAATGGTTACATAGGATTTGGTATTGGTGAGTCAGAGAAGATCATAACAGTGAACACCATTGATAATGGTGTGCAAGATGGTAGTAAATATTTCTTCGTAAAGGCAACAGGTGATGGCTGTGGTGAGATGACGAAACCCACAGGTCGTATCTGGATGAAGGACAGTAGCACTCAGTCTAATGTTCCTGGTTTAACTGTTCCTACTGTAGGTGCTGTATCATCTACTCCACAGTTAAATCTAGATCAACCAGTCTATCTCTTAGAGGCAGATAAGTCAGTTGTTTATGAGGGTGAAGAGGTTACGTTTAATCTGAAGACATTTAATGTAGATGATGGTACCGTAATCAATTATACTCTTGGTAGAGAGACAACAGGTATTGTTTGGCAGGATATAGAATATATTATTGGTGCTGATGGTGCTAAGAGTTACGTTGATCAAGAGGAAGATTTACAGAGACAGTTTACCATTATGAATGGTGCAGCATCTGTCACTGTCAAGTTAAAGGATGATGGTATTGTAGAGGATGGTAATCAGGTAGCAGAACAATTATATTGTGAGTTGAATAACTTGGCTACTGCTGCTGGTGTTGCTGTCTTAGATCCTAAGGTAGATACATCTACTGATCCTACTGCTAGATCTGTTGCTGTAGAAGCAGATAAGGTTACTGTTGAAGAGGGTGAAGAGGTTAGGTTTACTGTCACCACAAAGAATTTCACTGATGGAGAACTACTTTCTTATAGTATCTTTGGTACTAATATAACTCAAGCTGATATTGTACAACCAATGTCAGGTAACTTGTATCTTGAGAACAACAAAGCAGATATAGTTATCCAGATTAAAGAAGATAGAGTACAAGAGAATCAGGAGAATCTTATATTCTCTATTGATAACTATGGATCACAAGCAGTCGTAATCATTTCGGCTAGTGAGGATGATCCTATCGAGACTACTGATGAACCACCTGCAGATGATGATGGTACTCCAGTATTCTCTGATCCTATTATCGATGATGATGGTAGAATCATTGACATTGAAGTGAAGAGGTCAGGACATAGGTATACATCTAAACCATTCATTACAGTCGATAGTAATACTGGATGGGGTGCTTATGTTGAACCTATTCTCAACAGTAAAGGATATCTAACTAGAGTTAGAGTTATCCGTCCAGGTAAAGGATATACTGGTAAGACAAGACCAGACACAACAATATGTCAGTTGGTTGGGTTCCATTTAACTAATGTTGGTGGATTATATACTAGTGCTCCTAATGTATATGTTAATGGTGTCAGTGGCATTGCACGTGCTACTATAGGTCCATCGGGATATGTCACTGAGATTAAGTTGATAGCACCTGAGATGACATATATTAGGACTCCCATAGTAACTATCACTGGTGGAGGAGGGTTTGGTGCTAAAGCCATACCTGATTTACAGTGTGTTCCTGCTGAGGATTCTAACCTTATTCTACAGGGACTTGCTAAGGATCCTGCAAACTATGTTGATTGTCCCTAATGGCTAATGCTGATACCGAACAAAAGAATGTAACTGATCAGGTTGATCGTGCTGGTAGTGCTGAACGTAATCCTACCACTCAATCTCACGTCTCTAGATCAGGTCACTTATGGCAGGTATGTGACAGGGATGATAATGGTTATATGCTTCTTATGCATAGAGATCAGCATCATCTATGGTTGCAACCAGATGGGTCTGTACAGATCGTAGCAGTTAAATCACCTGCTAACAATGATGCTGGTGGTAGACTGAAGGTTCGTTGTTGGGGTGATATGACAATAAAGTGTGAGCAGGATGCTCATATAGATGTTGCTGGTAGCCTGACTGCTAAGGTTGATGGTCAGATGGATCTACATTCAGTAGGTGATTTTAATATAAAGTCTGATGGTAACATAAATCTGGATGCTGCTAAGAACATTAATTTGGGTGCTCTACAGACTATTGGTATGTCATCTAAGACTGCAGTTAAAACTGACGCACCTAAAGTAGAAGTCACTACAGATATTAAGAAAGAAAAGGTAACTGGTCCTCAGATAGATGCTATAGAGGGTGAGAGAACCATCTCTATGACTGATCCTAGAGGTACCTTCACAATTTTAAGTAAGGGTCACTTGATTACTACTGTTGCAGGTGATTCACAAGAAATTATTAAGGGTAGAAAATCATTGAATGTTGCTGGTATGATACCTACTCCACCTCTGCCTACACTAGCAGGACAGACTGCTGCATATCAGTCTCTATTAGGTGCTAGTGGTGGTACTGGACGTATTGAGAAGATAATGACAGGTAATGACGTGAAGACTGTTGTTGTAGGTAATTCAATAACAAATGTTACAGCAGGTAACGCTGTAATGACAGCAGCAGCAGGTAGTCTTACCCTATCCGCAGGAGTTAACGCAACTGTCACTGCCACCTCAAACGTAACCATTGCAGGAGCTACCGTCTTCTTGAATTAACTTGACATCTGTGCTATACTAGAAACGTTATGGACAACACTATGGGATCAGACGATTTTTTGAATAAGGTTGTCGTTGACATCCAGACCCGATCGGTACATTTGTACTCCGATGACGGTGAATGCCAGTCTATTGACTGCTCTGATGACTACGATGGTTTCCTTCGTGTTGTTGAGATGTGTCAGTCGCAAGCAGCTGCGGAGACAGTTTACGCTCCAGTTTCGGTAAGTCGAAACTGAGGGAAATTCGACTTTTGGTTACAAAAAAGTCGGAAAAAAAACTCAGACGGTTTTTTCGCCTTTTAGGTTTTTTTATGCTAAAATAAATACCACTACCTTGGTGATAACGTCGTTATGGCACAACAAACAAATAAAAAAGACCAATACGGACTTTTTTCAATTTTCCCGATGTTCGTATATCGAGGAAGGCTACAAACCCACGCGAGATGGAAAGAACAGTTAGTTCCGATTTTGCAGCAAAGATACGAAAATGTAAACGGATCTAATAGTAATACCTTGGCAGCAGGAGGTAAAGCTTGTTGGAATTGCGATTGTTACACTTCTTTCTTTGAAGAAAGTATGGTTGACCATACGAAGGAGGACGAAATTGAGGTTGCAGCACTATTACAAGATTTATCGCAAAATATTCAGGAAGCGATTAAAGCAGCAGAATTTTATCCACACGCTTTTTTAGTCGCACAGCAGTGGTTTAATGCATATGGACCTAACCAGAATCAGGAGGAACATAACCATATTCCTTCACACCTCTCTGGTGTCTATTATGTGAAATATGACCCTCAGTTCCATAAGAGCACTACATTCATTAACCCTCTAAAAATGTATACAGAGGGACCACGCTTTAATAAGCATTATTTCGATCCTGATATGTGTGGTTATGGATGCTATAAGGAGGAAATGACCCTATCCATCGAAGAGGGTGATGTAGTCATTTTCCCTGCTCAGATGGGACATATGGTTCATAGGCAACCTGGTATAGAGAAGAATCCTAACGGAGAACTCTATATGTCATTCTCATTCAATGTTGAGTTAGTTAGTGAAAACGAAGCAACTGAGCGTTTAGGAGATGGACCTCAAGGTCAAGGAGGACAAGGACAACCACCTGGAAACCCAAATATGCCGATTTTGCCTAACCAAGGTCAGAGTGGTGCACCGCAAGGTGGACCACCTCAAGGCGGTGGCCCAGAGGGATCTCAGGAATGGTCATCCGATTGGTTCTAATTTCAACACAGAGGGGACTGTCTTCAGTCCCCTTTTATGCTAAAATATAAGTAGGACACTGGTACCTGCAATGAACGGAAGATTAGACAAGGTTCAAATGTATTCTCGCCTCATTAAACTCAAGAATGAATTAAAGGACAAATGTGATCGGAATGAAATGGGTGAATGGGAATGCGTAGGTGCGAACAAATACCTCGATCGTTCGATCGACATTTT